ATTGAAGATAGAAAAGAAAGAAAAACATTAAAAAAACCAAAAGAACAAAGATTTCAAGATGGTGGTTTAGCAGTTAGAGGCACAGGAGCACAAGTTAAAAAAACTACATTTAAAGGTGTATTTTAGGAGAATAAATGGCTACTTCAGGCACAACAGCATTTGATTTAGATATCGATGACATCGTAGAAGAAGCCTATGAGCGTTGTGGGGTTAGAACTAATAGCGGTAACGATTTAAAATCCGCTAGACGTAGCCTTAACATTTTGTTTTCAGAATGGTCAAATCGTGGTATTCATCTTTGGAAAGTGTCATTAAATACACAAGAATTAACATCAGGAACTGCAACTTACACAGCACCTACTAACACCAGCGATGTTTTAGAAGCCTATATCAGTAGTTCAAGTGGCACAACTAGTTCAACTAGTGATGTAGCTTTAACTAAAATATCAAGAAGTGACTATGCAGCAAAAAGTAATAAAGGTGCTACCGGGCAACCCTCAGAATATTATGTTGATCGTCAAACCACACCTACAATCACTTTGTATCAGACACCTAATGCAAGTACCTATACGCATTTAAAATTTTATTGTGTCAAAAGAATTGAAGACGCTGGAGCGTACACCAATCAAGCAGATGTAGCTTTTAGGTTTATACCTTGCATGGTGGCAGGACTTGCTTATTACTTAAGCATGAAAGTTAACCCTCAGTTAGTACAAACTACTAAATTAATTTATGAGGATGAGTTAAAAAGAGCATTAGAAGAGGATGGACAAAGAACTTCAGTGTATATTACACCGCAAAGTTATTATCCATCTGGGAGTTAATTATGGCGTACGCAAAAGGAAAATATGCTAAAGCAATATCTGATAGATCAGGTATGGAGTTTCCTTATAAAGAAATGGTTAAAGAGTGGAACGGCGCCTTTGTGCATAAATCCGAGTATGAAGCAAAACATCCTCAAATTAGAAGAAAACATCATAAAGCAGATGCTATATCTTTACAAAACCCAAGACCTAGACCCAAAGATGATAATGAGGCTTTTGTTATTTATGTTAATAATGGTTTTAATAATTCAAGCATGTTGCCTAGTGCAAGTGATAATATATTAGGTACATCTTTAGAGTCGTTTGAAATGACATCTAGCACTGGAGAGGTAACCATAAGTATATCATGACTATTACACACGCTAACTTTTTAACACAAGTAAGAAACTACACTGAAGTAGATTCTAATGTGTTATCTGATACTTTAATTGATCAGTTCATTCGTAATATTGAACTAGATATTGCGGGTAAGGTTGATTATGATGATTTAAGAGCTTATAAAACATCTTCATGTGTGGCATCACAACGATTTTTAAGTATGCCAGAAGAATTCATGTACATACGATCTATTCAAGTTAATAGCAGTAGCACTCGTATTTTTTTAGAAAAAAGAGACACTAGTTTTATATCAGAATTTAATTCAACAGATGCAACAGGTGTGCCAAAGTATTACGCTAATTGGGATGACAGCACTGTTGTATTAGCACCTGTGCCATCTAGCGCTTTGACTGTACAGATTAACTATGTCATCGATCCACCACATTTTAACAGCTCAACTACTACCTTTTTGTCAACCAATCAAGAATCGTTGCTTTTACACGGTGTGCTAACTGAATGTTTTAGCTACTTAAAAGGGCCTGCTGATATGTACAATTTATACAAAGGAAAGTACAATGAAGAAGTACAGCAATTTGCTATGCAACAGATGGGACATAGAAAACGTGGGCAATATACAGATGGTGAACCAAGAATACCCGTTCCATCAATTTCACCAAATGTTAAGGGAGTAGGATAATGGCAATAACAACTAATGCAATATGTAATACATTTAAAAAAGAATTATTAGAGGGCACACATAACTTTAAAGCAAGTGGTGGCAATAGCTTTAAACTGTCGCTTTACACTAGTGATGCTACTTTAGGTAAATCAACCACATCGTTTACGTCTGATAACCAAGTATCAAATACTGGTCAATACGCATCTGGTGGTAGTGCACTAACCAATGGAGGTACTTCAATATCTTCAGATACTGCTCTAGTTGATTTTGCTGATTTATCATTTACAGGAGTAACTTTAACTGCAAGAGGTGCATTAATTTATAATGATACCCAATCAGGTGACCCGGCAGTATGTGTATTAAATTTTGGTGGCGATAAAACAGCTACTTCAGGTACGTTTACTGTTCAGTTTCCAGCCTTTTCATCCTCTGCAGCAATTATACGAATAGCATAGGAGTAACACATGGCTTTAGTTCTCAATGACCGTGTAAAAGAAAGCACTACCACTACTGGAACTGGTACAGTTACTTTAGGCGGTGCAGTGCAAGGTTTTGAGACTTTTGCCGCAGGTATTGGTAATAGCAACACTACTTACTACTGTATTCAATTAAATACAGAGTTTGAAGTAGGTTTAGGTACTTTATCAAGTGATAGTTCTACCTTAGCCAGGACAACAATAATATCCAGTTCAAATAGTGATAGTGCTGTAAACTTCTCAGCAGGTGCAAAGTTTGTTTTTTGTACGATGCCTGCAAGTAAATCTTTAGTTTTAGATGCAAGTAATAATATAACTTTACCTGCAAAATTAATTATGCCAGATGTAACGTCTGGTAAAATATTAGTGGGTGATGGCACCAGTTATGAAGAAGTAGCAGTAAGTGGAGATGTAACCATTGCTTCAAGTGGTGCTATAACAATTGCCAATAATGCTGTAGAAACAGCTATGATCAATGCGGATGCAGTAACAGGAGCTAAAATAGCAGATGACGCTATTAACTCAGAGCATTATACAGATGGTTCAATAGATACAGCTCACATAGCCGACAGTCAAATTACTAATGCTAAAATGGCAGATAATGCCATTGATACCGCAGAGATTGCGGCAAGTGCAGTAGAAACTGCAAAGATAAATGATGCTGCAGTAACTACTGCTAAAATTACAGACGGTAATGTAACTACAGCTAAGATAGCTGCCGATGCAATTACAGGTGCTAAAATAGCAGATAATGCTATTAATTCAGAACACTATACCGATGGCAGTATAGATACAGCTCATATTGCTAATGACCAAATAACAAATGCTTTGATGGCAGACGATGCTATAGCAGCTGACCAATTAGCTGCCAATGCAGTCGTTACCGCTTCTATTGTGGACGATAACGTAACTCAAGCTAAAATAGCAGATGACGCTGTTGGTGCTGACCAATTAGCAGCTAGTGCTGTGGTAACAGCATCTATCGTAGATGACAATGTAACTCAAGCTAAAATAGCAGATGATGCAGTAGGAGCAGATCAACTAGCAGCGAACGCTGTGGTCAATGCAAGTGTAGCTTCAGGTGCGGCAATTGCTGACACTAAATTAGCCACTATATCAACAGCCAATAAAGTAGATATAGGAGCGTTAGATATAGATGGTGCGTCTGACATTGGTGCTGCATTAGCAGATGCTGATTTAATTATTGTAGATGATGGTGCGGGTGGTACAGAGAAAAAATGTGAAGTTTCAAGAATAAAAACTTATATCGCAGATGTTACCTTAACAACTGCGGCACAAACTAATATAACGTCATTAGGCACTCTTACTGCACTTACTGTATCTGGTATAATCACAGCTAACGCAAAATTAGATTTAAACGGCACTGAGCTTATACTTGATGTCGATGCCGATACCTCAATTACTGCTGATACTGATGATCAGATAGACTTTAGAATCGGTGGTGCCGATGTAATGGAGATGAACGCAACTGCCTTTAGTGGTGGTGCGATTTATGAAAACGCTGACGATATTGCGGCTAACTATTCAATTACAGCAGGTAAAAATGCTATGAGTGTAGGGCCAATAACAATCGCTAGTGGTGTAACCGTAACCGTCCCAAGTGGACAAAGATGGGTAATATTATGACATGTAAAATTAATGCAGATACCAGTGATGGTTTAAAGATAGTATCGGATACTAGTGGTGCGGTAGATATACAATCTAATGGCGCAACTAAAGTAACTATAGATGCTAATGGAAATGTTAATACTGTAGGGCAAGTTTCTACAACAGATAATGGCACAATAGTTACGAGGCAAACTGCTAAACCTATCATTATTAACGGTGATATGCAGGTTGCTCAAAGAGGTACAAGTGTTACAGGTATTTCAAGTTCACGTTTTACTACTTGTGATAGGATGGGAATTTTAGTTAATAATATGGGAACTTGGACT